CCGTACCGAAGGCTGTTGGATTAGCCATACGGTCAAAGTTATATGCACGAACAGGGAGCCACTCTTTAGATGGTCCGATTGTTTCGTGTGTGATATTAAGAATCTGCTCTGCTGCATCTGGCAAATCGTATGTTGTGCGGTTAGCGACATAAGCAAATTCTGTCTGCCCTACACCAAATACACTTGGATACATTGCATTGATTGTGTCGTTAATAGCACGCTTAATCTCATTGCGCGGAAATAACGGAGCAACAGTTACTCTTGCGTTGGCATCGTGTGCTGCCTTAGTAGTGCCACGCTGTCCTCTACCCCAAGGGGCAATAGTTACCTGGCTGTTGGCTGGGTCAATAGAGTGAACATAAAGAATTTCATCGTCAATCTGGATATACCCACGACCAAGGATTCCTGTTTCGTGAAGCGTAAGAGTTGTCGAGGTGCTAGTAGCAGAGGTGGTAAGCCATGTGCTTGCCTCTGTAGCAATGGAGTATCCATGGAGTAGCGTGTCTACACGCTCAGCCAAATCATTAAATGTACTCATAGGTCAATACTCCTTAGGGCATCCACGGCAGACTTGCCTGTGGTTCCAGCCAGTTCGTTACATACTGCGGTCAAACCCTTGAAGTCATTTGGGGTACGAGTGCTGCTTGCTTTGTAATTCAAAGCCCCTAGTAACCCTTTGCCAGTTGTTCCTGCGTAGGCGTTAGCAGCCCCCAGAAGCCCCTTAAAGGCTGCCTTGTCTGTGACTCCAGCCAGACGGTTGAGTTCACCGACTAGCGTGCTTCCTGCTGCTCCTGTTGCCATTACTTAGCCTTTCTCCGTGCTGCTGCGTTATCCACAAGGTTGGGATATGGTCTGCCCGCCTTCTTTGCGGCAGCCTTAGCCTTAGCCTTTTGTGCTGGGGTCAATGGAGTTGACTTCTTGTTAGGGTTTGGTTTATCCCAAAATGCTTTTTTCTTCATTACCATTTCACCTTATCTGCCCAATACGCTGCGCTCATTTTGCCTTTGGCAATGTTCTTCGCATGGCGTGCCTTAAATGATGCCTGTCGAGCCGTTGGCTTTTTATCGCCACTGACACCCTGTTGACCAAAGCGAATAGTCTTAACCTGTTCACCTGACTTAGCCACAACTACATGTGACTTTGTTGGATGGCTAGGCGTACGCTTTGGTTTATTAAACCCTGATACTCCTGCTCGCTTTAGTCTTGGGTCTGATGCCATAATTACTTCTTCTTTGTAGCCTTCTTAGCAGCCTTCTTAACCATCTTCATTGGCTTACCAGTTGCCTTGGCTTCCTTCATGGCTGCCATCTTGCCTGCTTTGTCGTATGAGAATTTCTTTCCATTTACCATTGGCATTGTTTTCCCCTTATTAGTTGTTGGTTGTTAGTCGTCATCTTCATCATCTTCGTAGTCATTGCCTGCTATTTTTTCTAACGGCTTGATTGGAAGAATCCAATCTGGGTAAGACTCTTTATCTGACATAAGCCAGAAGGCATGAGTCTCTGAGAATCCTGCTTTTCTTAATGACTTGAAATACTCGTTAAGGGTAATCGCATAGGCATCAAGAGCGCTATAAGTATCTAGGTCTATAACTTTTTTCTGTCTTACGACAGGCTTCTTCTTTGGTGCCATGGTTTCCTCCCTTAGTTTTTAAATGAGTTTGTATTCCCATCAAAGGCTTTGCCCACCTTGTTGGAAAGGTCTACTGCTTTCTGTATCTTTGCCATGGATGTACCAGTTGGCTGGATGCCTTGCTTTCTAGCATCTCTATACGCTTGCAGTTCTGCTTCAAATTTTTTCTTAGGCATACTCGCTGAGGAGTTTGCATCACCTGTCCCGAACTCTAGGTTCGATGCTCGCAGACACTCGCCCCAATTAGCGTGGTCTTGCGTTGGACAGCCTGTTCTACATGCCATTAAATTGCCTCCAGAAACTCCCCGTAACCTGCTGAGGTTAAACGGACTGCGGCTTCATCATCTACTTCGTAGATATGCCCGCCTAAATAAACTTCTTCTGCTGCTAATACTTCCGTAAGCGATGGGTATCTGTAGGAGGAATACACGCCCTGCGTACGGAGAACTGAAATGCCTTGATGTAATGTCATACGAGAAAACAAAGGACCACCACCTGCTGGTGTTTCTTCAACTGTCGGTGTTGTAAATCTATACATGTTATGTCCTTAGTTAGAGGGGAGCAGAACCGAAGCCCTGCCCCCCGTTGCAACTACAATGCTGCGATTGAAGAACCTGATTCAATTCGGTATAGAGATTCTTCGCGGTAGCGAGAGAATCCAAGTACGCCGTACCAACCGATTGGTCGGAAACGCATGAGTGAATCGGTGACTGGTCCGATAACAACATTTGGCTCAACTGCTACAGCCTCTGCAAGTGCCTGCTTACCGCACAAGATTGTGCTGTAAACGCGGGTTACTGGAGTTACTGTAACAACAGTTGTTGCTGTTACTGCAGCAGTGTGTGCTGTGGCAACAGTAAATGTTGTTGTAGAACCTGATGTTGTGATTGCAGAGATTCGAGCATCTGTTGCAATACCAGTTCCGTTAACCTTGTCGCCAACCTCAGCGCGAGTTGCGATAACTGCAGACGAAGCAACACCGAAGGTGAAGCCTGCTGAAGTACCTGCAACAGTTACTGCTGTTGTGGCAAGAGTGGACTGGTTTGCGCCTGACTTAGCAGATGCCATACGGTTTGTTTCAACAAAGAAAGCACCTTCGTATGTACCGATAGTTCCAGCCCAGAGGTTACCCTGACCTGAATCTGTCATCTGGTGAATATCGCGCCATCCAACATTTCCAACTTCTGCACGAAGGTCGTGTGAAACTTCTGGGTGGATGCCTGTCCAGTAGAGGTTACCCTCGCGTGGTACAGCCTTGCGTGTACGCAACTTTGCGACAATCTTGCGGATGTCTGCAGAATCAATAGTTGATGCTGCTGTGACTGTTGCTGTTGATGTTGCTGTTGCTCCACCATACTGAACATAAGTTCCACCGTTAAGTGCGTTCATTGCAATCTGGTCAATCGAGTCTGCCATGTTATAGGCAATGATGTCTGCAACTGCTGGGTCAACATCTGAAAGTGAGAACAACTGCAACTTGCGTGTAACAAGTGCGCCGTTACCCTTTTCTTCTAGTGTGACAGAAACGGTTGATACATCTGGTAATGCCACTGCTGTGACATCTGTTGTTTCTCCGAGTGTTGAAGTAGCAGCCGCCAAGTCGTTGTAGAGTGAGAATACAACGGTTGAACCTGGCATGGCTTGCTGTGCTGGGCGCTTGTCTGCCACTGAACGAATCATTGGCTGGCTGCGCAGAGCGAACTCAACATAGCGGTCATACGCTGTCTTGATAAGACCAGCGATTGCTGTTGTGTCTGTATATGCCATTTAGTTCACCTCCTAAGGTGATTGGTAGTTTGTAAGTTATTTAATACCAAGGATGGCGTTCAATGCAGCGGGACCTTCTGCGGATAGAATCTTTGCTAATGCATCTTCATCAATCGTTGGCGCTGCTGCGCTGTTGATTGTGTTGGCGATTCTCTTTGCAGCAGATACATCTTCGCTGTCTTGTTTTGCTTCTTCTGGCGGGGTAACTCCAAAGACATCGCCGTATTCATTAAGCCATCCTGAGATTGCTTCTTCTCCCTCAATATCTTGTGGGATAAATGCTGCGATTTTTGGGTTGATACCCTTTGCTGTCAGTACATCCTTGACTGTACGCTGACGAGTCTGAATTTTCAGACCGTTAGCCTCTGCCTCAAGTTCCTTTAAACGCTTTTCGAGCGTACGGTTTACTTTCCGTAGTTGCTTAACGACATCTCCACCTTCTTCGGCGAAGTCATCTTCGTCATCGTATTCGTAATTGGTAGCCATCTACCTATCTCCCTTGTTAGTTGTATTCGCAATCCACAAACACGGTTCGGGGAAACCATGTCGGCTATTGCTACCAGACTATTACGCTGACGGGGCTGGTGGGTCCGTTCAGGATTCTATTTATTGGTTAGTGGTACTTCTTAGTGAAGTAGCACCTACGCCGCTTGTGCCACCGAAACGAAACTTCGTTTCTCTTTCGGCTCTGCGTTGTGAAGCAAGGATTGAAGCCTGCTCTTGAGCAATGGCTGCGTTGACTGCTTCTGTTTCGTTGTAAGCCTGGCTTTCAAGACCTGCAAGGCGTGACTGTGTACGAGCAAGAGTCTTAGCCTGCCCAAAGTCTTTCTTAAGCGCTGCCAAATCTGCAGTACCAGTGGCTCCGATGAGTGACTCGGCATAACCCATGCCTACTGCACCCTTACCACCAAGGTCAGAGAACCCAGCATAAGTAGCAGCAGCACCAATCTCAGCAGCACGAACCTGCTTCTTGATGATGTCCATACCCTTTGTAGGATTGAGCAAATATGAAACAACGGCTGAGTCGTCAATCTCTGGGTAATAACCCTTGAGTTGCTTAACTACATCTGAGTTATCTGCAACGCGAGTCTTAGCGATATTTACTCGCTCCTCAAATTCGCGTGGCGAAACCATATTGGCAATGTATTTACCTAGTTCAGCGCGGGTACCAAATACTCCAGCATCTAAACCGAAGGCTCCTAAAGTTTGAAGGTAGCCTCTTTCCATTGAAATATATGTAGCCTCATTGATAGCCTGACCAGCATCTCGCAAAGCCTGCATACCAGGAAAGCGCAATCTATATGCTGGTTGCTTAGGTAGTTCAAGTTTAATTTGTGATGCAGTAAAGTCTTGGCGAATCATCTCGTCAACTGTATCTGCTAAATCAGCAAGACCCATTTCAGTAAGAGCGGCTTTAAAGTCCTGTTGCGCAGTTCTTTTTGCTTGTGCCTCTATATCAGCCTTAGCCTTTGCTGCTGCAGCGGCTGCTGCAGTGGATGAATCAGATGACTTCTTTGTGGACCAAGTTGTAACAAAAGCGTTCAGTTCTGCTGCAGAATTAAATGTCTTAATTTCTCCAGTGTCTGGATTAGTCCATGTAAAGGCTCCAGTAGCAGTGTTTCCACCACCGCCGCCGCCTCCGCCGCCTCCGCCGCCTCCGCCGCCAGCGGCTACATATCCTGGGTCGCCAGGTTGTAAAATATATTGCTTCCACACGCCACCATAGTTAGCCCACTTCATGCCCGCTGCAGGAGGTTCAGAAGGCATAGGGTTGTTTGGATTATTACCAGACTGTGTAAGTATGCGTTTATCTCTAATGGCTGCTAAACGCTCTGCTGCTGCTTCTTTTGTTGCAGCGGCTTTGTCTGCTGCTGCTTGAGTTGCAGCATCTGCTTGACTTTTTTCTAACGCGGCAACTTGTGCTTCTAGTTTAGTCTTAAGAGCAAGAGCCTTATCAAGCATTGCTTGATTGGCAGGGTCAGCAGCCCTTGGGGTTGTGGCAGCCGCTGCAACAGGTGCTACAGCAGGTGCCAAACCAAGAACTTTGCGTTCTGTATTTGTAAGCGTTTGACCGCTTTGAAGTTTTCTTAATGCTTCTCTTGAATCCGCCATTATCCGCTGAACCCAAATGTTCGTGCAAGGTCAAGAGCCATATTGCTATATGTTTCCTTTGCATTTTTTGTATACTGCCATAGTTTGTCTTGCTTAACTTGCTTAGTGAAGTCAGCAAAAGTGCGTGCATTGCCAGTTGTATTGTCAACAACTTTACCCATGAGGTCATCCCATGTGATTGCTGTTGAGTCAACCTCAAGCAAGTTAGCCATCTGTTGGCGGTAGTTATTAGTTACTTCATATAGGCTACGCCCAGCCTTAAGAGATTCGGCGAACGGCTTATATGTTGGACTATCCATTGCCTGCTGCTTAACAGAGTAGAGCCAATAGTTAGCATCTCTACCATCGTTAGGGTCAAGAAGTGAAAAGTTAATTTCCTTCTCAAGAGCAGCATCAATTTTAATGCCATACATGTATGCCTGGTTCTTAACCTTTTCAAGTGTAGAACCGAGGGTTCCGCCGCCTGTAAACATAACATTTGATTTAGTTGCAATAAAATCTTCTAGTTGCGCATCATCCCAGTTGTTCTGGATGGTCTGCATAGCAAGACCTTTGATGAACTCTGAGTTGTCAATTAACTTACCAGTGGCTGGGTCAGTTGACATTGCTGAGATACCGAGGGTATCCAACTTAGCGGCAATAGTTGACATCTTGTTCTGGACCTTCTCGGTGAAGGTAGATGCATTGCGTGGGTCGCTTGTCTCTAGGAAGAAAGAGCGCATTGACGGCAATGTTGTTTGCCACCAAATTGTTCCCTTAAGTATCTCCATAAAAGTTTTTTCGTCATACTTAAATTTCTTAGCATCGTCAAGAAGTTTATCAATCTGAGCCTTTTGTGTCTTATCTTCAAGGGAAGCAAATGTACTGCGTAGGTATGACACCCAAAGTGTTTTAGTATCTAATCCATCTGCTGGAGGCGGAGGAGGGGTTCCTTGGTCACCAGGCTTAGGCTTTGGCTTAGGAGTAGGACTAGGCTTTAAAGGAGTGTTTGGGTCAGCATCAATACTATCTGGGATGCCATCTTTATCAGAATCTTTTAGCCCAGCGCCAGGTGCAGGCGGTGGAGTGATGCCCCCCGCTCCTGCTGGAGCGGCATCAACCTTTACCTTAAGGGCATCTATTTGAGTATCTGTTTTTGTATCTACTACACCAGTATCTCTATTGTCTTGTTGCTTCTTGAGAAGCGGGTCCAACTTAACAGATGCTGCATACGCAGCGATTGCTGCCCGCTCAACTTTTGTTGCTTCGTCAAACTTGGTTTTCCAAGCATCAAGTTTTACTTTGTAGGCAGCCTTATCAGCCATTAGTTGCTGGCGCTGTGCGCTACCTGCTGGAGCCTGTCTAATGAGTCTATTGATTGCTTCTTCGGAAGTATTATCATTTGTGTTCATAGACCATGTTGGCTTTGGTCTATTGTTTTTTATTTCTAAATAATTTTCAAGTGCTTTTTTGTGAGCAACTTCTAAGGCTTTAGTTTTTTCTGATGCAGCCATTAGCGTGTTCTCCTAACATCAGCAGCAACCTCATTATAGATAGCATCAAGGTATGTATTTTCTGTACGCTTAACAAACTCAGGGCTTGACTGCACCATTTCTTCGATAGCCTGTTGGCGACCAGTGACACTTGTATCTTGGCTCTGACTTAAGAAAGCATTAACACCTTTGCGGTACTCAACGCCTACGGCATTGCGACCTAGTAACTGTTGGTAGACAGCCTGAACATAGGCTGATGCTTCTTGTTCGGTAAAGACAGGTCCTTTGCTGGTTGCAGCGCCACCGCTTGCAGCAAGCCCCGCAAGGATTGCATCAAAGTTTGCTGACTTAGGTGCGCCAGTACCAGCAGCGGTGCCAGAGTTTGTCTTTGGCTTATCATTACCTGCTGTTGTCATTAAACCACCACCGAATCATTTAGGAAGTAACGATTAAAGAATTCACCGAACTCTGGACTTTCGGCAACTAACTGTGTCTTGATTGCGCCAAATACATCCGCAATATCTGCATTGCTTTTTGCTTCTAATGAACCAGAGCCACCCAAACGGTCACGCTGGTCAAGGATTGCAGCAATCTTCTTGCGAATATCTAGGTAGATTGCAAGTGACTTAACTACTGGGCGTTCACCATTGGCAGACATCCAAGCCTTATCTTGTAGCGCTGTCTCAAGAACTCTTGCACGGCGCTCGTACTTGCCTCTATCTGGTGAGATGTACTCTGAGTACCAGTCGAAGTTAACCTCTGCAGTTGCCTGAACCCATAGTCGTTTTGCTTCCAAGTGGTTAGCAAGTTTAGGGTCGCGGTCAGATGTAATACCGTTTTGAATCTTGAAGGCATCAATGCCATCCATAATTCTTCCGAACTCAGTCCAGCCACGCTTAATGTTGGCATCGCGTACGAGTTCAGCAGGGTTGCGATTCTGACGGTAAGTATTCTTTGAGCCAGGGTATGCACCTTGGCGGTACTGCCATTGGTATGCTGCTTGGCTAAAGGTGTACTGACCATCAAAGTCATTGGCAAGGAAACCAATCAACTCTGGATTATCAGATGCCTCTGCCTCAGCCATAAGATTGCGATACTTCTTAAGGTTACGCACTGTCTGTACATTTGCCTCAAGCCCACCTGGACTCTTAGAAAGACTTACAGTAGCCTCGAAGTAATCTGGATACATCTCAAGGAACTTAGCCTCTGCTTCGCCTGGTCCGTATTGTTCCTGGAACTGACGGAACGCACGCTGGTAGAAGTCCATCTCAGGTGAGATAGCAAATGGTGCAGAGATTGAAGTAAAAGCACGGAGCAAGAAGAACTTGTTTGTCTTATCTGTAATCTCATCTAATGTAGGCTCATCACGCTTACCTGCATTGTAATTGTATGTTTCATAACGAAGCATCTGATTAAATGTACGGACATAAAGTTCATCCTGTGTCCACATCGTTGTTAAACGGCGTACTACAGCAGGAGTAAATAAGTCTGTTACCTTTTGTGGTTGACCTACTGGGAACAAAGGAGCAAATGCATCCTCTAATTCTGGTCGCCCTCTAACAATTAGATAGGCTGGAGCAACAATGAAAGGACCAGCACCTGGGTTGCCAGGTTGACCCTGTGTAATAACATCAAGGCTTTGCAGCGGGATGTTAATGTTTTTAAATGCGTTTTCAACAACAGGCTTCCATGATGATGGCAACGAGTCAATGAATCCTTGTGGAACCTGAACAACTAGGTTTCCGCCTACGCCAATCTCACCAGCATCTGTAATGCGGTTACCATCTTGGTCTACTACCAACTGCCCATTAACTACCTGAGCAATGGTGCGTGAGATGTTGGTTAAGACAGAGGGGTTCTCGGCAACGATACCGCCCCAACGCTTAATGGTGTTTTCATAAGCCTTATAGAACGGGAACATAAGCGACATTACCGTGCTAGATGATGCACCAGTACGGCGAACAATCGTAAAGAGTGTGCGCTCTACTTCTTGGCGTGCTTCTTCTCTTGCACCGCGTACTGCACGGCTAAGTTCTTCTGCCGTTAGTCTGTCCCCACCCTTGGCTGTAGCCATCTGGTCAATGTTCAAACGCAAACGGCGCTCATATACACGCTGTGTTAATGGATGACGAGCGAATACATCTTCTGGCAGTGAGCCAAGGAAGCGCATTACACGGCGGTTAAAGGTGTCAATGAGGCGCTCTTGGTCTGTGTATTCCTTGGATGTTGTTACAAGCAATCCATTGATTTCAGGCAAGTTCTCTGGGTTCTTACCAAAGCGATTCATTAGATAATCCTGAACTTCGCCACCTGTCATTGGTCTACCCTCTGGGGTAGCCGCTGAAAGGAACAGCGCTGTTTCCTCATCTGGGATATACAACTTAACCGCGTTGCGTGTAGTTGCAATCTTCTCAACAAGGTGTT